AGCAGAAAGAAAGGCTGCTAGAATTTACAGACTTAACAGAAGCAGACCTTAAGAAATATCTTGCGTAGTCTGCACATATGCAGTAGTCTAACTACTGTACCAGAAGGAGAAAACCATGAAACGAACTGGCTTTATAGGCGGGTCTGACTGTGTAAAAATTATGCAGGGTGATTGGCTTGAGCTATGGCAAATCAAAACAGGTCGAATAGACTCACCTGATTTGTCTAAAAATTTAGCTGTGCAAATGGGTATACACACTGAAGACTTAAATCTTAAATGGTTTGAGCAAATGTACAACTGTACTCTAAGCTGTCATCAATCAGAGTTTGAAAATGAACTCGGCTTTGTTCCTGCTAAAGGTATGATTGACGCTATGTGGAATGATTTAAGCTATAGCGCAATTGTAGAAGCAAAGCATACTAATTCGTTTAACAAAATGGATGATATGCTAAAAAAATATATGCCTCAAATGCAGTTATATATGCGTATATCTGGGGCATCAGAATGTTATTTGTCTGTAATTTTTGGCAACAGCAAGTGGGAGTCAACAGTTGTCTCATACGACTACTCGTATTTCAATTCTATGTGGGCAGTGGTGTCAGATTTCTGGGATCACGTTGTACGCGACAAAGAGCCGTTTGATTTTTCAACGCCAAATGTCTCAACCGACTCCATATCGGTGGACAACATGGTCATACGAGATGCCTCAACAAGCAACGAGTTTGTCAGCACAGCAGCCACATACACCCAAGGGCTTGAGCAAGACAAGGTATTCCAGAACGCAAAGAAATCTCTCAAAGAAATGGTCGCCCCAAATGAGAGAGAAGTTTACTGTGATTTCCTCACAGTCAGACGAGACAAGCGAGGGGCATTAAGAATTACTAAACGAAATGGAGAAGTGAAATGACTATGGAAATATGGGATAGGCTTTCAAAGTCTGATCCAAGATACCTTAAGAAGGTCAGCTTTGGAGCGCGTAGCTTCACAGCTATTGACCCACAATATCAGGTCAGAATGATGACCGAAGAGTTTGGCCCTGTCGGTGACGGATGGGGTTGGCATAGTGAAACACAGATCGTCAACGTCAGTAATGGAGATAGCGCAGTGCTTGCTCATGTCTCTGTCTGGCATGGCAGTCCATCAAATGTATTCGGGCCGTTCACTGGCTGTCGTAAGTTCTTTGATTCAGTCAAGGGACGGATGGCAGAGGATGCCCCCAAGATGGCTGTCACTGATGGTCTGACTAAAGCTCTGTCGCACGTTGGCTGTAATGCTGACGTATTCTTAGGAGAAATGGATGGTAATAAATATGCCGCAGACAGTGGCGGCTCATCCAACAATGGGTGGTAATCTTGTGGAGAGGGGCGTTCTCCTGCCTCTGGACTAACCGTACAAGGGGCGGCGCGGTAGACTCTCCACTAAGAGCCGCCCCACAACTACTAACTAGGAGCCAAAAGCATGGCAGAATATGACGATACAAACCGAGGCGCAGCCTTCACACCCTTTCCCACGCAGAAGATGATCCTGCAAGGCAAGGTGAATGTTGACGGCAATGACAATAAGATTGTCTTGGTTTCAGACGAGACGCGAGACGGCAGAAAGATTGTTGAAGTCTTTCAGAAAGTCGGCGTTCTATTTGAGAATGATAAGAAGGGCAACGAAGCAGCGCCCGATTACTCTGGGCCAATGAAACAAGTAGTCGAATCTCCACTTGAGAAGCGCATTGCAGGTTGGCGCAGAATGAAAGACGGCAAGCCTTATATGTCCTTCAACGTAAGTGATAAGCAAGGCGGCACTGAGGACAGAAAGATTCCTGATCCATCAAAAGCCTTGCCAGAAGATGACATTCCGTTTTAGGATAAATCATTCTACCCAGTGAGTCTGCCTCAATACTCACAGACTTGGGCGCTCTTCGGAGCGTCCTTTTTTTCCCAAGGAGACATCATGGAAACATGGCAAGAAATAAAAGCGAGGCATCAGCGCGAAAAGATTGAACTCGTTCAAAGCTTTGCTGCCAATTACACAATGAAAGATGCAGCTAAGATACTAAGGTGTGACGAGCCTGTGCTTAGACGCTTTGCGCACCACTACGATATAAAATTTTTAAGGGCAAAGTGGCCTGATAAGGTGTGAAGCGGCAGTTAATATAAAGTTTAACAGGCAGGTAAACGATACAAAAAGTTTGGGTTTCTGAGAGAGCCGCCTCACAAATCCAGTAAACAAAACAAAGGAGGACAAGTCAAGTGACACAGCTAGAAAAGATGATGGTCTATGCCAAGGTGGAGAACGCAAGGATGCTCTCTCGCATAGGCGGTAGCAACGCTGTCGCAGGGTACAAGGGCAGGGACGGAGGTTACAAAGGGGGTAGGCCCAACAAGAGCCAAAAGCTCTCCCAGAAGGCAGAAAAAATATTACTCTGCATGAAGTCCGATATGAAAGTCCGCTCCATAGCGCACGTTGTCGGCACCTCGCATCAAGCAGTCAGCCAAATCATTAGCAGATATAATCTAAAGGAGTTGGCAGGTGAATAGTCTTAGCTTTGCTTTCATTGCTTTCTTACCGTTTACTGACTGGCAAGACTGTCAAGACTTTGTAAGATTCCACGATCTGCATGGATTCCACGATCAGTGTGTTGGCGTAGATACAAGTGGCAACCGCACCAACTACGAACAGGAACGAAAGCTTGCACCAGACTGGTCACTCAAACCAAAAGCAAGGCCATCAAAGGAGAACTGAAATGAGCAATGTATCTAACGTAAAAGTAAAGCAGATAGGAAAACAACCCTTATCTGTTCGCGCATTAAACTGCCTTAAATATGAATTTGAAAAAGGGTTTGATCTAAAGAAACCTGAGTGCAGAAAGCGGTTTGCTGATCTATGCGCTAGTGGAAATTACCTTTTAACAATACCAAACTTTGGGCCTAAGTCCTTTAATGAAGTTTGCACTTACATTAACGATCATTGGCCTGAAGAAAACTTAATAGATAAAAGATTATATATAGAACGCAGAAGTCCAGTTAGAAAAAATTTCTACAGAGATAAAAAAATGCTTGAGCTATCTAAAGAAGGTGTGGAAATAAAAGATATTGCATTAATGTATAACATGTCACGGCAAAGGGCTCATCAAATAATTCTAATTGAAAATCGTCGTGCATATTTTGAGGAGCAAGAAAATGACAGACGCTAGGGCTGTGTTTTACACTGAGGCATTTTGTAATGCAATTGAAGAACTGCCTGATGAGATGACCTTAAAAGATATACGTGTTTTAGTTAATGCGGTTTGCTTAGTCTACAAAGAAAAGAATGAAGATGTTGCGTTTGCAATTTTAGAAAACGTAGGTTCTTTTTGGTCTAGTAAAAATATGCAGTAAAGCCTAGCCTACATCAACTCAAAATGTGGGCCATCAATAAAAGGGCGGCGACCTTGAGAACGGCGCAGGTCGATATAAGAGTTCATCGCCTCTTCCATTGTACCTTCCCACTCCATAACATTTGGGACAGACCAAGCAGCACCCCAACGCAATTGAACAGAGTGAGCTAACGCACCCTTCTTCATTGCATCAGCGATGTTATCATAGAGAGGTAACGACCAATCCACATTGCCACCAACATAAGCAAAGAGATCAACAGCATGACAGAAGCCATCCTCTTGCCGCAAGTGTTTGCTCTTCATGGTTTGTGATGCACCCTTGGCGACAAGAGCAGCCTGTTCTTCCTCGGTTCTCAAACCAATTCCAACACCAAAGTCTACATCAGTAACGTCAATCGCAGCCTTCACCACCTTGACCAGATCAGGGTGAACACCACGAAGGCGAGACAAACTTCTATCTGATAATTTAAAGCTCATTTTTACCACCTAAATAGTTTGGCACAGCTTCATGCCGTTTCATTTCCAGTAACAATCGACAGCAATTAACAATAGTATTAATGCTTACCATTATTAAAAGAATTATCTGCCAATTTTGCATTACCAACAGTCTCCATATTCAAGGCGGTTTTTTATTTTTTTACAACCGCAGATTTTTTTTGTTTAAAGAAAATTCTTATTTTCCTTTGCCGAAAAATTTAGTTGCTGACCTTACACCAAAGCTTGCAGCTACAATAACACCAAGCGTGTATTGATACCAGTCGGGCATAGTTTCCAAGGCAGTAAAGCCATTAGCTACAATGTCCCTGCCAGTATCGCCAAGAAAAACAAGCACCAATGGAATTGAAAATAAAATTGTTAGCCATTCGTCCTTCCAAGATGTCTGAGAGCCTTGGGCCATAATTCGCTCCCAATCAGCAACGGATGTTTCCTTACTAAGCATTATCTTAGCCTTAGCC